TCTGGTGTAGCAGCACGTTTTTGTTGCGGTGCTGGATCTTCTTTTCCTGGACCTTTTCCTTTACTTAGGAGGAGGTCACCTTTATAAGTCCTACCTTTATATGAACCCTGACGATCATACCAATTTCCATGTCCATCCGATACCAATCCCATACGCTTCGCTTTTTCAACGGCGCGTGAGACAACTGCTTCTTGGATGAATGATGAAAAACTTTTCATTTAAGTATCCTTCTTAACTATTATTTATTAATGCACTCATGTTAATGCACTCGTATTAAATACCAATGTCTCCTTCCTTTATCATCTCTTTAAATTCAGGAGTGATACCTGCAAAAAACTGTGGGAATGCTGAAAAATCTCCCTTATATCTTAATTCAATATCAAGAATAGGAGTGTTCCCTTTTGATAATGTAAAGAAAACTTTTGCTGCATTTTTAGATAAAGTTTTTTGCCTATCTAAAACCATTTTTGTTTCTTCTTTTGAAAGATTTGCCATAGCAATCATAATACTATGAACATCCAAAACGTTTGCTGATCCTATGTTTGGAGACAGTTCTTTATTTACCGTACCAACACCCTCTGCCAAATAGAATCCAAACTCATACTTTTCCCAAAAATTCAATGTAAAGGTTTCCATCAAACCTAGTTTTAAGACTCTTGTCAATAAAACATCAGCAAGTTTATCTTTCACATCATCTTGATTCATAATATCAAGAAATCCTTGATACAATGGATTCACTTTTCCACCAGTGCTTTGAAGTTTTTTGTTTACAAAGTCTCGAAAACTTATCTGAGATGGATCACTACCTGAGCTTTTAATAAGTCCGTTTCTATCTGCTAACTCTGCCTCTGATTTTAAATTAATTAATGGAATTTTTTGAGTCTTACCGCCACCCTTATTTCTAATAACCTTTATATCCCACAGTGCTTTCGCATCAGATGTGTTACTAGGATTCATACTAGTAACTTTTTTATTTCCAGCAATCGCAAATCTTTCTAATGGTCCACCAGGACTACATGCTTCTTTAATAACACCCGCAAAAAATTTAATCCTGTGTGTATTTAATTTTTCTCTTGTTTTTACAAATTCTGGACCATCAATATATGCAGAGAATGCATTGTTAATGAGTGTTGGACTAGCAGAATTTACTTTTGGTTTTTTCTTTAATGAGATACCAACAAAATCATTTCCGTTTAGTTTTAAAATAACATCGGATGAATTATAATCAGACATCCCGAATGCCTTTACCTTAAAGGGTGCAACATCAGGATGCCATTTATTACCTGTCAAATATACCTTCGAAGGAACTTTATCTTTCCTAAGTTTTGATCTTGTTCCCAATACAGCAGAAATAGACGCCGCAAGATCTCCGTATATGTCTTGTGGGTTTTTAGATGATGTGTTAAGATCAATAATTTTAATCATGCCATTCTTTGTGGCATTACCAGCAGCATCTAATACTTTGTCACTCTTTAAGTTTTCCAGAGCAACAAAGTATAGTTCTTTAAATTTATCATCACTACTCTTTGCTTCTGTTAAAACAGAAGTGGGTACGAAGGATAGTCCGGCATATAATCCTTCTGACGGTTCAAACGCCATAGCACATTTTCTAACTATTTAGACTCTTCTTCCTCCTCATTTACTTTTTTATTAAAACCAAATGGTCCAGCTTTATCTTCTGATCTATTCTTCATAGCAACACCAGCAAGAGACTCCATAATTTTAAGGATGTCTTTTGCCTCAGCATCTTCACCAAGTTCTTTGGCAACGTACCAATACTTAGGCCAGAATTCTTCACCGGCAATAAGATACTCATTAAGACTAATTGGTTTCATTTGAAATACCTATCCATTCTAAGTTTAACATAATACATTCCCAGTAACCATAGGGAGAAAAGGAATCCTTCTCCATAACTCATGGTATTCCAGGCATTAACTGCTCCATCCATCAGAGATCTCCCTCCACACGGTTTTCAGAATAGTGAACATCAAATTCACCACCAGGATAACGTGCTTTGAGTTTCTCTACATTCATAGCAAGAATCTCATCAAACGAAGTATCAAGTGCCATACATGCCTGAGCAAGATACCAACAGATATCACCCAGTTCACGTTTCATATGAAACACATTGTCTTCATTATAATCCTTTCCTTGGAAGATGATCTTCTTTACAACCTCAGTAAACTCACCTGCCTCTGCTGACAATCCAAGAGCAGCAGTCAGGAGTTGAGTAACATTCGTATCATCTTCAAGTTCAAGTTTGTTAGTGCGAGAAAGGAAGGCAGCATAATCCAAAGATGGATCACTAGTAACTTCTCTTACAAATTCAACGTACTTTTCTGTATCAACAAAGGACTTTTCAGTATCAATCATTAGAAATTAAGGGCAGAGAACTTTTTCTTCAAGTCAGTTTTATCTTCATAAGTATACTCCTCATCCTTGCCATTGTCAAGGATATCATTCTGTGCGGTTTGCTCACAGTCATACAATCTCATCTTGGCACGGTCGATACCAACTACAAATCTCTTATGTACGTTGTTATCATTGTACCGATTCTTCAATTGCTTCACCATAATCTGTCCCAACTCTTCCAATTCCTCTGTTGAAATAAGGGCAAACATAAGATCAGCAGTAGCAGGGAGACCAAAGGACTCACTAGTATCAGTAAGCTCAACATCACTGCTACCATAACCAGAACGAGTGGTCTGGGTGGCAGATATGATAGGGACGTTTGCTTCGACAGCAAGTCCTCTAAGCTCCTCAGCAATCGACTTAACAAGAGTATAGGAATTGATATTGGAAGACCCTTTGTAACGCGAAGAGGCACAAATATTGAGATAATCCACGAATACAATATCAGGTCGAAAAGATTTTTTAAGTGCAAGTTCGTTAAGAAGTGACTTAAAATGTCCACTGTGAGCACTAGCAGTTGGATATTCTTTAATGATTAACTGACCCTGAGTTTTCTTAGCGATAGCGTTGACCTTCTTATCAAAGATTTGTTTGGGAAGGTCAACAAGATCCTGAATATTTGTATTCAATAAGTTTGCGTCAATTCGTTCAGCAATTTTCTCCTCTGCCATCTCACATGTAATGTAGAGTACGTTCCTCCCCTGCATGAGGGCGGAACTAGCAACGTGGCACATGAATAAACTTTTCCCGACACCTGTGCCAGCAAGAGCGATGTTGAGAGTCTTATTAGGGAGCCCACCTTTGGTAATTTTGTTAAGATATTCAAGGTCGAATGGGATCTTTTCTTCTTTTCGATGGTAGAGAGCATAGCGTTCTTCGTAATCTTCTAGGTAATTGTGTCCAACATGATTATCAAAAGACACTGACAATGCATCAGATAAGATAGAAGGGATGGCATCACGGCCTTTCCTTTCATCCTTACCATCTGCAAGAGCAATGGATTCCATGAGCGCCAGATATATAGCACGGTCACGGCACCATCTTTCTGTGGTATCTAATAACCAAAAGAAATCAGCAGGTTCTTTGTCCAGATACGAAAGAGTTTGACTGAGTTCTTTGAATGTTTGCTCATTCAAATCCTCTCGATTTTCTATCTCAATAGATACTGCTTCTCTTGTTGGTAGTTGATCGTAAGTAATGATGAATTTAGAGATTTCTTCATATAAAATACGACTTGGTTGGTCCTCAAAGTATTCTTTCTGAATAAAAGGAATAACTTTTCGTGCATACTCTTCATTATGAATGAGATTTTTGAGAACTAGATTCTCAACTTTCTCCATAACTAAACTCCTTCCTTGCAATTTGATCTAATTTTTCCATAACCTCTGGTGTAAAGTATTCCTCAGGATCTTTCAAGATTGCTTTGGCATAAACCTTCTTACCATTCATCTCATAACGACCTGCAACATTTTTCCAGAGACCTCCCAGTTCACCCAGTTCAAGAAGACCAAAATATCGATCAAGACCACGCTCATCGTAATAGAGACGTATGGTAACATCTTTGTTCTCCTTACTTAAACGCGACTTAGCAGTCTTTGCTTTGATAAGATTTCCGACAACTGCCGTTCCATCTTTTTCTTTCTTCTTACTAAGATGGATAATCGTAGACGCAGCATATTTGAGACCACTACCTCCACCCATTTCTTTTGTAGGCACGTATGCACCGATAACATCGTAGGTATGATTGGTAACGATCATTGGAATGTTAGCTTGCCCTAGTTTCAGTGTCAACATTCTGAATGCACCTTTGATGAGTTGGGATTTAGTCATATCCCTAACTTGTTTGTCATTCAGTGCGTCGTTGATCTCCTTCTCTGTGGAAAGCATCCCCAAAGAGTCTAGCACAAACATACATGGTTTGCGTTCTTCTTCGGGTTTTTTTAAATATATATCAACTGCTTTCAGTGCAGATTGCCTAAACTGCTCAACAGTAACAACTTGCAAATGAATAAATCGATCTGTATCTATCCCACGACTTGTGAGTAGAGACTTGTTAATAGCGGCCTCAGTGTCAAAATATAAGCAATACCCATCAGGATTAGAGTCAAGATAATTTTTGACGACAGCGAGAGAGAAGAAAGTTTTGCCAGTAGAAGACTCGCCAGCAATGGCAGTAATCTTATTCCCAGATACACCACCAAATATACTACCTGAACAAAGCCCG